TATTATCTTTATCTCCTCCTAATAAATTATCTACACCTATGACTTCGTATTTTCTATTAAGGAGTTCTTCGCAAATGTGAGAGCCTAGAAATCCTGCAGCTCCTGTGACTAAAATAGTTTTAGCCATTTTTTAATTTCTTTTTTAAAAGTTTAATTTGTTTTTGTAAATTAAATATTATTTTATCAAGGTCGTTAGGACCTTTGTCTTTAAAGTTCATTATTATATTATTTTCTTTTCTCTTTTAATATGTCCTAAGACTGTTCCTTTATGAGAACCTTCTTTAATAGTATAGCCAGAAGTTCCATTACCATTGATCTCAACTTCTTTTCTACTCTTCATTAATATATTATTTTTATCTTCTATATTTTTATTAAAAAAGTTTTTAGCTATTAGATCTTTTAATCTGTCTATCATATTAAAATGTTTTTTCTATTTTTAATAATGTTATGCTATCTATATATGGAGTATTTACATTATTGCACGAAGAAAGCAATAACAACATAACTAGGTATTTCACTACCCGTTTTCTTGTTCTTTTGATTGTGGTTTATTAGCCATAGTGCGTGCAACTGATTCCGCGCTGCGCCCTACGACATACCCAAGACCAATTTGAAGAAGTGTCCAAACATCACCTGGAAGAGTTATAGTTATAGAAGCTTTAAAAAAGAATAAGATTACTGGTCCTAATACATAATTCCATATTAATATAAAAATTAATACGTACATNAGTAATGGTCTCCANCTNGATGCAAACCATCCAGCTTTAGCTTCTGCTTCTACAATTCTAGCAGCCGCTTGAAGTTCTTGTGTATTAGATTGTAGTAACTGTGTTTGTAATTCTGCTTTTAACTTTGCTTGTAAATCTTTATCTGGAACTGATTTCTCAATTGTATTAAAAAGTATTTTAGCTAATGGAGCAATTGCACTTAACATTGGTAACATAATTATAATTTTTTTAAATTTTTATCTACTGGTGGTATTTGTGGCATAGGTCCTTTTAAAGGAGGTGGGCCAAATCTTTTACCAAGAGTTAATTGTTTTCTCATCGTTTATTTTGTTTTTCTCTAGCCAATTGAATTTTTTGTTTAGCAATATTTAATCTATCATTAGATTGTCTATCTTTAATTTCAAGTTCTTGTTGAGTCATTAAAGTATCTACTTTAAACTGAGAAGCATTTAAAGCATTGTCTGTAGCAATATTAGTTTGTTTAATTTGTAAGTCCATCGCTCTAAGATCTAACTCTCTTTGTTTAAGAGCAACTAATGGATCTACTTGTTGTTCACCACTAGCTTCTGCAGCTTGTAACTGTGCAGTAAGTTCTACAGTTCGTTGAGCAATCGCTCCATTCATTTTAACCGTAAACATTTGTGGATTTGTTTTTGAAAGCATTATATCTTCTGGGTTCATAGCCATAGCCTCTACAACTTCTTGTGAAGACTTTTGTGAAATGTGTTCTGAGATATGTCCTTGTAACAATGCATATACCGCAGGATTAATTTGTACCATTCTTGTTTTAATAAATAATGAGTGTGCTGTTATATGTGCATCATGCTCTTGTGTAGGAAATGCTTTTGGCATTTTCATTTGTAGTGCTTCCATATTTTCAATAGCTGGATCTTTTGGAAACTTAGGTTCTTCCGGCTTTAATAAATCTTCTATGTTCTGAGTTCCTAGCGCATTATAAACTCTTCTGTAAGCTTCTCTAATATCATGTATCTCTGGTGCTGACATTGCAATCTTTAATGTTTCATTAGCAAGAGTTACTCGTTGTGCTAAAGAAAATACATTTGGATCTGCAACTGGAATAACATCTACTCTGTCATCAAAGTCTGTAAGTTTTACAAAACGATCTCCACCATATACTGCATATGGATATACAGGAGGTAAGTACGTTGCAAATATTTTATGTAACAATCTAAATTCAGTTCTCATAGAATAATAACATCGTTTATGAATAGCCGACATTACTCTTGAGCCTCTTTCTAATAATGCAATAGTAGTTCCAACTGCTGCTTGTTGGTTACCATCACCAACTTGTATATCTGCAATAGATGCAAAACGNTGTCCTGCTTCTACNCAATANCCCATNAATTGATAAAGGACTGTGCTTGGTTCTTTAAATGGAAGTAATTGAAATTGATCTTTAATATTTCCACCCGGTGCATCTACATCTCTAAACTCACCTGGTTGAAAGGGTTGATCATCATCTCTAATTCTTAAACCTCTTGCTTTAAATCCAGCTGGTAAATTAGCTAATGTACCTGCATCTAGTAATTGTCTTAACGCTTGAGTAGCAGATCTAGATAATCCACCAATCATATGTATTAAACCAAATCCATAGAATCCTAAACCTGGTAAGAATTTAAAATGTACAAAGTAATCTTTTCTAATTTTTAATGGATCCTTCTCATCATAGTTTCTGTATATAGATAAAACTTTTTGTGAACCTTCATCAATAGTTACAATGTAAGGAATTTTAATATTTTTACTTTTATCATTAGATGTCTTTTCAAATTCTTCTAAATCTAAATCAACATGCATTTCTAAAATATTAAACTGATAATCTATATTATTTCCTGGTGAGCTAGTTCCTTCTAATTCGTTATATTTCTTTTTAATATCACTCTCATTAGGATTTGTTTCTTGTAGTTCTATATCTCTATAGAAACCTGCTTCTTGTTTCTTACGAATGTCATTCTCTGACATTTTAATCATGTGAGTAATTCTTTCACACTCTTTTAAATCAGTTGCGTAGTATGGAACCACTAAGTCTTCTGCTGGTACAAATTTAGATACTGCACGGCCCATCATCTCATCGTAGTAAATCTTTTTAAATGCAGAACCTGCAAGTGGTAAATAAAATAATAATTGATCAAACTCTGGTGTGTACTCTTCCATTTTATCCATTAACATATAGTTCATGAAGTCTTCTACACGTTTTGCTTGATTCTCAACTTCTTGATTATCTTCTCCTATAACCTGTGTTCTAACGGGTCCTTGTGCTGGTAATAATTCTTTATAAGCTTGTGATTGAAATTGTGTAACCGCTTCTGCAAGTAATGGATGAGTTACTCCTGATGCTCCCTGAAAAGGTCTTGTTTGATCTCTGTATCTAAATCCTAATAAATCTAAACCACTAACATAACCCTGTTCCCAGTCTTGTCTAGATTCTTTATCTCTTTTGTAATCGCTTATTAATGTATAGGCAATCTTACCCAACATTCTATCATCCATATCTTCTGCAAGATTAGTATAGAAATCTTCTTCAGGTTGTTCTTCAATTAAAGGTTCTTGTCCTTCTATTTGAACATCAACAGGTTCTGCAGGTACAGACATATCTGTTTGTACAATAGATGGATCTATTTCTCCTATTGGATTGTTATCTTCAATTGCCATATTAATACGTCTTAGTAATTTTTCTTCTATCACTCATTACTTTGCCACAACCCTTAGCAATGAATCCCCCACGCTTGGCTTCTACTCCGTAGGTTCTTTCTTTAAAATTTTCAAATTGTTTTCTTTCAATTTCTTTTTCTCTATCTTTATAAAAATTTTCTTCATCTTCTTGATAAAATTTTTTTTCAGTTTTAAAAGCTTTATAGTCTTTAACTTTTTGTTTAAGTTCTTTTAACTTATCCATTAGTATAGCTTAGTTGCTTTATTTTTACCAATTTTAGTTTTAACCATAACAGATCCACCCTTTACCATGCCTTGTGCATCTTGCATCATTTTTGTATCAGGATCTACTATTGGAGATTCAAACATTGTTTTACCACTTGCTGTACCATAAAGACCTTGTGGAGTAATCATACCTGCGTTCTGTTCGTAGAATCCTGGTTTAAATTCATTTCTTGAAAGAAATGGATCAGTAGCTTCTGATCCAGTTGCCTCTGGTGGAGTTAATTTATATTTTAAAAGTTCTCTATCTCTATCAGTAAGCCTATCTTTATTTTTATTTGGTTTTAATGATTCCCTTATCTCATAACCCTTAGGTCTCTGTCTTTGTTCTGTATTTTTTTTATTTTTATCAGCCATTAAAATATACCTTTGAACTTTGTGCCTTTAATCGCTATACCCTGGCCACGGACCATACCGCCTTTGTTCATCATTTTTTTATTAGACATACCTGCTTCTGATAATCCAATAGCAATAGCTTGTTTAGGGTTTGTAACTTTTTTACCTGAAGATGATTTTAATTTGCCCGCTTTAAACTCACTCATGACTGTACCAACTTTTTTCTGAGCCTTAGTCATTCCGCCTTTTTTTCTTCCTG